GAAAACATGGTTTAAGGTATAATTCAGACCGCTTCTATCAATCATTAAAGCCTTTCACAGCAGAGTGTGCAAGAAAGATTGAGTCACGACTAGCTGAACTATCAGAAAGCAATAGAGAGTTTGTTATGAGAGATTTTATCGACTTATACAACGGGTCGGTTAAAATTAAAGTAAAAAACCAACTCATGATGCAAAACGATAAATTAAAGTTGATTGAATGACACTACTTGATCAGATGATAGAAGAAGCAAAAAAGGCATATGAAGAAGCTAAGGTAAAATACACAGACCTTGTTAAACTAAGAAGGGAGATTCAAAATGGAGTATGTTATCCAGATAAACGAGATGACGTTCCTAAAGAACAGTAAGTTTGATACGGAAAACATCGAAGAAGCTAGAACATTTGGAAGTGAATCGAAAGCGCAAAAATATTTGAATCATCATTGCGAAGGAACGGCTAGCGTCGTACCTAAATCAAAAATAAAAGAACAATCTAAAAAGGGAGAATAAAAACATGGAAGATCAAAGTAAAGTATTAGTAAATTTAGACGAGTATAAAGAATTCGTCATTAGCCAATATGAAAACGGCAAGTTGAAGAAGACACTCATAGAAGATATCAAAGAATTAAAACAAAGTAAAAATGAACTTGAAGGTCGAATTTTGATATTAAACGAGAAATTAAAAAACAACAAAGAAATCGTTTTAGGTTTAACATTCAAACGTAACAAAATGGGTAGTGACACCAGAAGTGAACAAATTGAACTAAGTGGCCAATGGGCAGGATTTGAAAAAGAAGCTCAAAAACGTTTATTTGAACTTGGGTACACAGAAAAAGAGCTCATCGACTACATCAACGAACAATGGGACATCAGAGAATGTCCACAAGAAATGGTATCTGATGATGAGTCCTGAAAAAGTAATTGTAATATCAATTCGACCTGAACACGCATTAAACATCTTAAATGGCAACAAGACATTAGAACTACGTAAAAGCGTTCCTAAGGGTTATGTAGGTTGGGTTTATGTGTATGTGACTAAAGGGAAACCATATTTGATAAACAAAGATATATTAAGCGAGTTTTACGAGTTGAGAGAAAAATACTTAATTACATATCTTGATGAGGATTTAAACGCCACCATACCATTTAGATTTTGGTTTGATGAGTATATAAAATTAGAGTGGTTAGACCCTTCACTTAATATCAAACGAAATGATGTTAATTATTACAACTATTATGCATTGTTTGAAAACATATATAACAACGTTGAATGGATTCTGCCTAACTTATGCTTAACCAAACAACAAGTTATTGATTACGGCAAAGAACGTGATTTATACGCATGGCACATTAAGAAACTTGAGATATTTAATAAGCCTATGCAGTTGGGTGGGTTTAAAAAAGAAGAATATGCAGTCATGCCTAATGGAGTGTTTCCTTGTTACCAACCATTAACACATGGCCCTAAATCATGGCAATATGCTTATATATTAGGTGCAAAACAATGACAAAAGACCAAAGACACCAATACAAAAGCATGAAGAAAAGAATTATCAGAAGGATCAAAAATCACAGATATGTTGAACTTCAAAAGCTTAAACAATTCAAAAAAAATCTAAAAAAGGAGATTAACAATGCCATTTGATATCGATTTAAACGACATGGAATCAGTAGAAGATCCAGGTAAGGTTATACTTGATCCAGATTATATGACGTTAGAAGAAGCGCAAAACATCATCTTGCTGACTATTCACGAAGATAATGACGAAGCGCAGATAGCGTATGAAGTTATTGATAACGCTTTAAGGGAACTTGTCGCAGTAAAAAAAGCGTTAGGAAATTAATTGAAACACATCTTGAATCATTACGAGAAGGTAAACCATGAATCTAAATGACAAATTAAAGGCACAAGGTTTTGGGATCATTGATGTGTTTGGGGTTGGTGTTATTCTAGTCAAGGATAAAAAACGTCTAGAATACAGCAAAGCTCGTGGGATTGAAAAAATGGAAGGCACGTGGACGGGAGAAGAATTGAAACTAGTCGATGAACTAGACAATAAGAAAGGGGATGTCTGGAGTGAGTAAAGACATTAGAAAGCTTCTTGAAGAAGCACAAAAGAAAATCAATCAAGCATTAACTGAATTATCAAAAGAAACAAATGTAGTAGTAGAACCTAAAAAGGCTGGAGAAGAAGAGTATGGTATCATAGGAGAACCTGCGAACATCAAACGTATTCTAAACTCAATCGGCATGGAAGTAACAAAGAATGAGTTAGCAGCTGCAAGCGTCACATACACAAGCGACTTTGACAAAGCTAAACCATTCCAATTTAAAGAAATAAAAGACCAAAAAGGGAATGTATTCATCCAAGTTCCTAAAGCTTACATTAAACAAGAAAATGGCAGCGTGTCTGTTTCGACTAAACAATTAGACGGATACAAGCTTCCGAAAGCATTTATTGATGAAAACGGAAAAGAATTAGATTGCTTCTACATTTCTAAATATGCGGCTACAAATGACGAAGGAATTGTCACATCCAAGAAAGGACTAAAACACTACGTCAATAGAACAATCGATCAATTCAGAGATTTAGCAAGACATGAAGGATACAGACTTTTAAATGCGTATCGATATGGATACCTTGTTGAGTTATTCAAGATTGAATTTGCAACAGTAGATTCTAAAGCGGTTTTAAAAGGCGTGGTTGATCGTTCTTGGGATGAAGGACAAGTTCCAAGTGGGACATGCAAGCTAGAAGGCATTCAAACAGGATATGACATATCGACAGGTGCGTTTGTATATCGTGGGATAGAAAACCTATTTGGTAACGTATGGCAATTTATAGACGGTATCTATGCAGATGATCAAGGAGTTCATATTTCACACAACAACAAAGATTATGATCTATTTGTTACATCTGGGAAGAATAAAGATAAATACATATCAGGCTGGGTATCATCAATGGCAACAAATGAAAACCACCCAGGATTAAGTTTACCCGTAGGATTGAAAGATAGTGAAAAAGACAGCTATAAGTCTTACTCATGGATTGAATATCATAAAAACAAGCGAGTATGCTTCGTCGGCGGTTATTGGAATAACAGTTCTGCTGCTGGTCTGTTCTCTTGGTATCCGGACGGCGCTCTCGGTTATACGGGCTTCGATATTGGTGCTCGGCTTTCTGCCGATACCCTTAAAGGGGGTGTGGGGGTGTAACCCACAGGTATGAAAGGACATAATAAAACAACCGAAATCATCGTTGGATATCTTGAACAACAAAGAAAACAAGATAAACAGCTCGATGAAGCAATGAATAAAGCGGATGAGAATAAAAAAACATCCGAAGATATGTGGGGATACATACAAAACAAAGCTAAAGAGACACTTGGCGGCCAAAATGGAGCAGTTGATAGCGAAACAGTATTTGGTTGGGCTCTGCACTACATGCTAGAATCAAACGAAGAGCTGGCTAAAGAAATGCCACAGCCGAAAGCTGTTGAAATGAAACAAGAAGTCAAACAAACACCTAAACCAGAACCAAAGAAAAAAGAGCCTAAGCCAAAGCAAGACACAGGCTATATCCAGATATCGTTATTTGATTAAATGTATTACGACGACTTTGGAATAGAAGTAAGAGAAGCATTTCAAGAATTTTACGAAGGCAAGCAAGGATTGTATAAGAGACATGAAAAAAAGTATATCAAAGAATACAAGTCAGAATATACATACCTTGCGAACACCTTTGTGCCACATGATCTGGATACATGGTTCAAAAATATAGGGAAAACATTTGACTACGAAAAGACGCTTTATGCTAAAATAGATTTATACGATATCCACACGTTGATTATCTCGTATTATTGGCTTTCATCAGAACCAAAAATACAAAGAAGAGTAATATTTTATATGTGTGACAACGGAGAAGGCCTAGAAGTGGTATTCAACGAAGAGTATGTTATCAAAAATATAGGGACATCTCCTTATGCGCTTCTAAGGTGTGACGGAATGTATCACATGGGCGGCTGGACGGATTATGACAAATTTTATAGTCACAAGCAGCGTAAGTTAGATACAAAATCATATCAAATATTAAGAAGTTTACCGTTTTTCAAATATTTGCCATTAGAGAAGTTAAAATTCATCAATCCATACCTACTTATGGACAACAGCAAAAACGAAGAACTAATCTATCAAATAGAAATACTCATCAAAATGGGTAAAACAGCCCTTGCGACTGACGTACATCTGGATAGACGTATCATAGAGCCTAAACACTTTAAACACTTTAAAACAGCAATTACAAAAGGTATCAGGTTAGATGAACTTAAATATAGAATCGCTGAATTAGAAAGAAAAGAACGTGAAGAGAAACAACGCATAGAAAGACGTCACATGTCGAGCGTATTTTCTCAAATGCCGAAGATGATGTACGATCTAGGGGATTATATCATCAGACATCCAAACGATATTAAAGAGCTTGAAACAGAAGGTAGAGTATTACACCACTGTGTATCGTCATATTTGCCTAGAATCGTTAACGGCGAATCAGAAGTGCTACTATTGCGCAAAAAAGAAAGCCCAGAAGATCCATTCTTCACAATAGAAGTACAAAAAGGTAAGTTAATTCAATGTAGAACAATGAAAAATCAAACAGACACAGAAATAGAAGGTTTAGTATCTAGTTGGGTGGACGAGACGAGAAAATCGTTGTTGACATCAATTGAAACAGCGTGATACAATGAAAGTACAAGATGACATCCCACATCTTGTGTCCTTTCTTAGATTTGTCAAAGAAAACAGGCATTTTATGTGTCTGTTTTTTATTATGTTGAAAAATAAAAAATAAAGTGATATAGTTAAATTAAACATAAACACATGACGACTATTGAGTCGGTACAAGTGAATGCGCCACTTATATGCGCAGAAAGGACACGAAATGAAAATAGAATCAGTAAAAAAAGAATTTGAAGATACAAAAGAGAAGTTATATCAAACAGTCAATGAGAAGCTAGGGGCTCTTGTAGTCACAAAGGAAGAAATCGAACGATACAAACAACTGCTCATTGAAAAGAAGCTTCCTTCTGATCGTATAGAGCTAGAACTAGAAAGATATCATATCTTAAAGAAGTTAGACTTTGTACTCAATGAAGATAACGTACATAAACAACTAGATACAGCAATATCATTTCTAGATCAAGCAATTAAGCATTTAACATTCAATTAACACAAATATAACATATACCACGTAAATAAGGGGGTGTAGATAGTGGCTACATCAAGAACACGAAGCAAAGACTTCTGGTTGTCCGCTGAAGGACTTACACTCATCTCTGGGTGGGCACGTGACGGGCTGAATAATACGCAGCTTGCACAAAGCATGGGCATAGGAGAATCAACCCTATACACATGGCAGTCTAAACATAAAGAGATTAAAGAGGCTATAAAGAAGAATAAAGAAATCATCGACTATGAAGTGGAAAACACAGCTCTTAAAATAGCGCTTGGCTACTCACAAGAGTTGGTCGATAAAAAGTATGATGTTGTCAATGGGAAGAAAAAACTAGTAGAAATCAAAACAAGAACGGTGTACTATGCGCCGAACGTCGCAATGCTTATCTTCTGGATGAAAAACAGAATGGGCGACAAGTGGAGAGAAAAATTAGAAGATAAAGACATGGACACAATCAAAGCTATCACAGGCGGATTTGAAGCCTTAGCCAAAATAGGACAAGGTAAATGATCAACACATTCAAAGACTTAATATTCACGGAAAAGTGGGTTGATTGCCTAAACGATGAATCACAGGTCATATTCCTAGAAGGGCCTTCACAGACAAGTAAGACAACGCTAGCTGGCATTAAGTTAGTGCGTGAAGCATACCTAAGCCCAAAAGGTCAAACACTATTCTTCTTATGCGGAGAGTCAAGCGGAACGTTATATCGTAACTTCGTGGACAAAGAAACAAGTATTACCAAGTTATTTAAAGGCGCTGTAAGACACATTGGCGGAAGTCAAAAAGGTGGAGAGCGCATAGAAATAGATGTAGCATATGGAGACTTTGTAGAAACTAAAAACGTCTACATGGTTGGTTATAAGACAATAGCCAGCGAAGACAAGATACTTGGTGGTAGCCCGTATCTGATGTTATTAGATGAAGCTAACAAAGCACATCCAAATTTTATTAAGCAAGCAATCACTCGTGTTGGTTCAGTAGGTATGAAGCTTATTGCAACGAGCAACGGAGATGATCCAGATTTAGAGTTATACAATTATTTGAACGCATGCAGACCACATGATAAGTACAAAGAAGATGTGCCACTCACGACAATTGAACAAATGAATGAAGTAGAACCTAAAAAGAGTTGGGCATATTGGTTCTTTGGTTTAGAAGATAGACCAGGGAAAACAAGCGAGTGGATCAAGCGAATGCATGCCACACACCCTAAAGGATCATTCTACTACAACGCGTTTGTGCTCGGTATACGTGGAGCAACTGACGGCGTATTATATGGACACTTAATGAAGAAGAGTCACATCGTCGATGAGAAGCGTTTAAATTTCAGCTCAATTATTGAACTGCAATGTGGTGTTGACGTTGGTTCTGGTGGGTCTAAAGCAACACAAGAAAACGCTAAGACAATATTTATTCTGACTGCGTTCAGTAAAGAGTACCAAAGGGCTGTTGTACTTGACGCTTACGAAAGCAAGGAAGTATCACACGCTAAAACGCTTGACGAGCTTTATATGTTTCTTAGGGATTGGGTTATGATGTTTGGGCACAGATTCCGCTCAATCTGGATTGATAGCGCAGAACGTGCTCTAATTGAGACAGCCAGAGGCAAAGAAAGCCCAATATCAAAACTCGGCGTTACTGTCCAAAGCTCAATCAAGAACACAAAGACAGTCACAGCTAAGTCAAGAGTGGCGCTCAAAGAACAATTAATTTA